CACCAGCAACCCAAATACCATTTGCGTATTTTACAGTCGTACCACCAAGAAATATACTATATTCTGGAGTAGGACTAGTCACCCAATTTTTTCCATCAAATGAATATGCAAACTGATTACCTGTACCTGGAGCAAAAGTACTCTGCTGTCCTACAGCAACCCACATATTATTACCATATTCAATTTGTCCGAAACCCCTTAATGTAAATATACTACCAACAGGTGTAGGACTTGGTAACCAATTTTTTCCATCACTAGAATATGCAAATTCATTAGCATTATCAATATTATTTGATTTTCTACCCATAGCAACAAAAAAATTATCTTTATTTGAAGAAATAGATATTATATAAGAAAATATAGATTGTTCTGGACTATCTATCCAATTTTTACCATCTAAGGAATAAACAAAAGCTGATTCCGTGTTTGTTATCGTACCAGCACCAACCACAATATGCACTTTATTTTTTATATTAATAAATGAAGGTGGTGGTTGTAAAAATCTATAAAATTGATAAAGCTGATTACTAAAATCCGGTTTAATATGTGGTCCAATAGTTACAGATGATGTAGGAAGATTTTCCCAACCATTGTCAGGTGCAGGTAAAAAAGGAGAATTTGTTGTAGGATTTACAACAGTTTCCATATCTCTAACAGTAAATAATTCATTTAAAGGTCTAATATCAACTTCAATATAAAATTCTTGATATTGTAAACTAACTAAAGGAAAAGCCATTTGAGAAGCTAATGTAAACCAAATATTTAATGGTATATAAAGTTTTCTTGCTCTAATAGATGGTTCTGGTCCAAGTGAATTATAATTAGGAATATTTGTAGGATAAACATTAGGATAATATCCATTACGTTGAAAAGCATTTGCAGGGTCATTTAATTCTGGTATATTACCAGTCATTCTATCATATAAATCTTTTTTTGTATTATCAAAATCTCTCTCTACCATACATTTAAGATATTGTCCAGTAAATTCCTGAATAGTTGAATTCCCAACAGTAAAACGCACACGTTCAATAAGTTGCGTCCCCAAATCTTTAATCCATTTAAATTCATAAGGTTTCCATATATCAGTTATGGTTTGTTTTATAGAACTATTATCTGTTGTAGGAGGTAAAATAGGGCTCCATATGTTTGGTAAGTTAATTACTAAATAGGTATCCATTAATAAATCACCGTAACGTGGTATTTTAAATTTAAATCTAGAAGTTTCTGTCTCTCTAATATTACGTAGTCCCTCATAATCAATTCTAAATTTTTGTAAACCAAAATTTGTATATTTTGAATAAACACACTTAAAAAATGTTTTGGAAGGATTACCATTCAATATAATATTTTGATTACCATAAGATATAAGATTTAATAGTCCACCTGGCATTATATAATATTATATAATATTATTTAACTTTCTTTGAAATGATTTAATATTATTATTTAATATAAGTAAGTATGTTAGATAAAATTAAAAAATTTGGAACAGAAAATTTAAATAATCTCAACTCAATGGGTAAATTAGGTCAAACTATAGTTTTTATTATTGGAGCAACTATAGTATTTTTAGTTTTAGCATATATTTCCAATAAAATGACTTTAAATGCAAGAAATTGTACTAATATGAATAATTTATATAAAGATTTTCCATTAATTTCTACAATTAGTTTACAAAATCCTAAGTATAAATTTGATGCTTTTAATGATATAGGACGACTAAGAAATTATTATATTAAATCTTCTTTTAATTCTTGTGCTGCAGGTCAATTTAAGAATGATTATGTTAATCTTTGTGCCTTAAAAAATTGTATTAAACAAGGTTGTAGATTTTTAGACTTTGCAGTATATTCTGTTAATAATGAGCCAGTTATTGCAGTATCTTCTGTAAATGATTTTAATATAAAAGAAACTTATAATAGTATTCCTTTTGGTGATGTAATGAATATACTAGGAACTTATCCATTTTCAGGTTCTGCTTGTCCAAATTCGGGAGATCCACTATTAATTCATTTAAGAATTATGAGTAAAAATAAACCTATTTATAAAACTATGGCAAATAGTATATATAGAAATTTAGAGCAAAGAGTATTAGGAAAAAAATATAGTTATGAAAATAATGGAAAAAATTTAGGAGAGATAGAATTAAAATATTTAATGGGTAAGGTTGTAATTATTGTTGATAAATCTAATGCTTTATTTGAAAAAACTGAATTAGATGAATATGTAAATATTGCTAGTAATAGTAATTTTATGAGAGCTTTACCGTATAATGAAATATCTTTTGCTCCAAGTATGAATGAAATGATACAACATAATAAAAAAACTATGACTATTTGCTATCCAGAATTAGGTAGTATTCCAAAAAATCCATCTGCCCTAATTCCTTGGAAAATGGGATGTCAAATTGTAGCTATGTCATTTCAAAATTTTGATGCAAATTTAGAAATTTATAATGAAAAATTTGATGATAATGGTTCTGCATTTGTGTTAAAACCGGATAATCAAAGAAGTATACAAGCAACAATTATTGAGCCTCCTGATCCACCTGCTGCATATTCTTATAAAGAAAGAAAAATACTAATGCCAAGTAATATACCTATTAATATTTCTATATAATATATATTATATATATATGACATTGGCATATAAAGATAAAGAATTACAAATATTAAGAGAAGCAGTAGATAAAGCACAAGAAATATCTGCTAAAAAATTAGTACAATCTGAAACTGTTAAAAATATTATTAAAATTCTTGAAAATTTCATTATAGAAAAAAAATGTGTATGCTATGGTGGTACAGCAATAAATAATATATTACCAGCAAAAGATCAATTCTATAATAAAGAGTTAGAAATACCAGATTATGATTTTTTTTCTGATAATGCCTTAGAACATGCAAAAGAATTAGCTAATATATATTATGATAATGGTTATAGTGAAGTTGAAGCCAAAGCAGGAATGCATCATGGAACATATAAAGTGTTTGTAAATTTTATTCCTGTTGCGGACATTACTCAATTAAGTAAGGAATTATTTAAAGCAATTAGTAAAGAAGCTATTAAAGTTAAGAATATTTTATATGCTCCACCAAATTACTTACGAATGGCAATGTATTTAGAATTATCTCGTCCAAAAGGTGATGTCAGTAGATGGGAAAAAGTATTAAAAAGACTTATTTTATTAAATAAACATTATCCTATTAGAAATAAAAATTGTGATAGTTTAACATTTATGCGTGATTTTGAAAATATAGATATTGATATTGATAAAAAAAATAATATATATAACATCACAAAAAATGCTATTATTGATGAAGGATTAGTATTTTTTGGTGGATATGCAATTTCACTTTATGGAAAATATATGCCCAAAAAAATAATAAAACAAATTTCAAATATTCCAGATTTTGATGTATTATCTACAGAACCAAAACAATCTGCTATTATTATTTCTCAAAGATTGAAAAAAGCAGGTTTAAATTCACAAATTATACAAAGACCAGGTATTGGCGAAATTATTGCACCACATTATGAGATTAGTATTGATAAAGATACTATTGTCTTTATATATGAACCTTTAGCTTGTCATTCTTATAATACTATTAAAATTCATAATAGAATTATTAAAGTAGCCACTATAGATACTATGTTAAGTTTTTATCTAGCATTTTTATATGCTAACAGACCATATTATGATAATAATAGACTATTATGTATGGCACAATATTTATTTCAAGTGCAAGCAAAAAATAGATTAGAACAAAAAGGTTTATTAAAAAGATTTAGTTTGAATTGTTATGGTGAACAAGAAACATTAGAAAAAATAAGAGCTGAAAAAGCTGATAAATTCAAAAAATTAAAAAATAATAAAAATAGTAAAGAATATGAAGAATGGTTTTTAAGATATGTACCAACTGAATTAAATTATCAAACTAAAAAACTAACAAAAAAAATAACGAAAAAACAAACTAAAAAACAAACTAAAAAACAAACTAAAAAACAAACTAAAAAA